CGTCCTGACGTAGGGCGTGCCGCCGAGGTACTGGGCGAGGTCGTAAGCCGCGTCCAGGCGGTTGTCCTGCAGCGTGATCGCCGCCGGCGTGCGCGCGTCCCGCTCGACGCCTCGGACAGGGAGGCCGAGGACGTCGGACAGCGCCCAGGTAGCAGAGATGCCGGCGGGTATCTGAGTCAGGCGGACGAGCTTCTCGCGGTCGGTGATTGAGAAGGCGTCGCGGAGGGTGACGTCGATGCGCTGCCCGGTCGCGACCGAACGGCGGCCGAAGGTGGCGCGGCCGAGAGCCGACTCCTTCGGCGCCTCGACGGCGAACCGGCCGAGCTCGACGCGCTCCTCGTAACGGCCCGCGGTGACGATCAGCGCAACGTGTAGCCAGGAGTTGAAGGGCGCCAGCCACGACGAGAAGTCGCGGGGGGCGATCGAGCGGCCCCAGTCGTCCCGGTAGAGGATCGACGCCTTGCCGGAGCCGAGGACCTTCGCCGAGGCGTCCCAGGTCAGGGACACGTCGACGAGCTCGAGGTCGACTCCGTCGCCGGCGACCTCGCGCCCGCCTACGAAGAGGCGGGCGACGAAGCGTCGAGCGAAGGAGCCGGCGAGGACGTCGCCGAGGAGAGAGGAGGTGCTTCTCATGCCCAGGGGCCTACTTTCACGTCGAGGGTCGCGTCGCGGTAGCGGCGGTAGGCGGACGCGAAGTCCGCGTAGCTCTCGCGGTACGCACCGAGGGCGGTCGTCAGGTCGGCGTAGGTGAAGACCGGCGTCGAGAGCGCGGGGGTCGGAGGGGTGACCTCGTCGGCCGTCAGCTTCCACGCGACCGTCTCGCCGCCCCCGGCCGCGTCGATCGGTCGCGCCTCGGGGGCGGGGACCGTGACGTAGAGCGTCCCGGGGAGCGGAGCGTCCGGGCTGAGCCGGATGCAGAGCGTCGCGGCGGTGTCCGAGTCGTAGCCACCGAGGGCACTCCAGAGCTTGTCCGCCGCCTCGGCGGTGTCGGTGTAGCAATCGAGAGCCAGGCCCGCGAGCGCGCCGCGCGTCCCGCCGAGCACGGCCGGCGCCGAGCGCCCGGGCGTGGCGATGGTCGAGACGCTGAGCGCGCGGGCGAGGGACTCGAGCGCTGACGCCGCGAGCGTGACCGTCACGGCGCCCGCGGGGTTGAGCACGTCGTGGACGATCGCGCTCCGGCGAAGCGGCGACGGGAGCTCGACGGTGACCGGCTCGGTCCGGTGCAGCACCGTACCGGTCCGGTCGGCGACCTCCGCGAAGTAGTCCAAGGGGCGGCCGAGCGGCGCCTCGTAATCGCGGACGGTGAGGACACTCGTCGTGCTCCGCTGGACGAAGCCGCGGACCCGATGAGTCCGCCGTCCCTCGCGCCGGAAGAGGGTCACGGTCCGCGCCCCCGCGACGTCGACCTCGACGGTCACCTCCGCGTAGGGCGACGGTAGCCCGTCACCGGCCGGCGTCACGACGACCTGCGGACCCGTGGAGTCCACCCGCACGAGCTCGGTCCCGATGAGGTAGTAGCTCCCGGAGCCCGCATCGGCGGGAATGTCGATGCGGGAGTCCGCCTTGCCGATCGGCGGCCGGGTCGGGCTGCCGTTCACGAGGACGTAGCTCAGCATCCCCGACCCGGTCGGGAGGACGAGCTCGCCGGCCGGCAGGGCGAGGAGCTCCGAGGAAGGCCCCGTGACTACAAACTTCTCAGGCACGGGGCCTCCTTTCGTCGGGAGCTGGCGGCACTACGCGGCGACCCACTTGGAGCCGTCCCAGCGGTTGAGCTGGTAGTCGCCGCCGGTCGTGTTCGCCCAGAGGTTGCCGCGGAGGGCGAAGCCCGGGGCGCTCGGCGCCTCGCGGTACCAGGGCAGCGAGCCGACCATGCGCGAGTGCTGGGGGCTGCCGCCGCCGCTCGAGAAGGTCGCCATAGGGTCGCCGCTGATGACGTTCGGCTCCGAGCCCCACTCGTAGACGCCGCTCCCGCCGTCCTGGCGGAGGAAGTGCGCCGGGTGCTGGACCCCCTGCGCCTTGAGAGGGCGGACGCTGTTCTGGTCCTCGACGACTCGCCAGCCCGACGCTCCGAGGAGGCGGACCGGAGGCCCGACTCGCGCGGTGTTCGTCGTCAGACCCTCGTTGGGGTCGAGCGCCTCGCTGTAGTCGAAGACGGTCCGGAGGATCGTCAGCGTCGGGTTGACGCCCGACTTCGGCGTCCGCGGCGAGTAGATCTGCGCGAACGTGATGCGGCCGAAGTCGCAGTCGATGATGTCCGTGTCGCAGTTGGACAGCTGGACGCTCATCGTGTGGTAGGGCGCGCCGGCGGGGTTGCCGGCGTCCCGGGTGCGGACGTTCTTAAGAATGATCTTGTGGTTCGCCGACTCCGCGTTCGTGTCGCCGAGGTTGACGGCGATTCCCTGGAAGTCGTAAATATCGACGTTCTCAGCGACACTGATGTCCTTGAAAGGGCTTCCGGGAATGTGGGCCGAAGAGAACTTGATCCCGTCGATGCATCCCGAGATAACGCCGTTTCGGAAGCGCTGGCCGAAGCTACGGGACTGGAGAGCCTGCCCGCCGTTGTCCTTCGTGCCCGGGTTGAGTGAATTCCGGATCGTGAAGTTCTGCAGGACGTTGTAGTAGCCGCCCTCGTGCATGTCGTAGGCGTTCGCCCCACAGTCCGTCGCGTGGAGCTCCGTCACGGACTCTCGGGTGGTGCCGGTCGTCGCGCGCGACCCAGCGGTCGTCGGGTAGGCCGAGCGGTACGGCGTGTTGTTCGTGATCGCGTGCCGGAGCCGGCGGGCGCGAATGTCGAAGAAGCTCCAGCAACACGTACCCTCGAGCTCGTAGCCGTAGCCGAACGCGCCGAGGTCCTGCGCGCCGCTGCCCTGGCGGGCGTCGTTCGGCCCGTCGTTGAAGACGCCGCGGTGGTTGCCCATCGGGCAGGAGGACAGCTTTACGGCGGTCTGCCACGCGGTGTCCGAGACGATGTCGGTCGTCGCTCGGACCTGATTCGCTATGATGAGCGTCGGCTGACGGAGCGGCTGCTGCGTGTTGTCCTCGGGGTCGCCGATTACGCCGATACGGACGCGCCAGTTGTAGTCCCACAGGGGGTACCGGGCCATGTTCCGGACGCCGGTCGACGAGTACTTGTCGAGGAGGTTCCCGTGCATGAGGACGAAGCCGTTACCGGCGATCGTCCCCGCCGCCACGCCGCCAACCTTGATCGCCTCGGCGGTGTCGAAGGTGCCGGTCAGGCTCTCGAGAACAACGTGGGCTTGCGTGGTGGAGGCGCCGAGCGCTCCACGGACGATGCCCTTCGCCCCCGATGTGGAACCGACAATTTCGTCGCCCTCGGAGGGGAAGGAACCGTCAGCGGCGCGCGTGACGACGAAGCCGACGCCGAGGACGGGGACGGTCGACTTGAGCCAGACGTGCGAGGAGCCCTGGGAAGCAGACGGGACGACGGCGGTCTCCCACCCGTAGTACTGATTCCGGTGCTCGAGTGCCCAGACGGACTCCGCCTTGACCTTCGAGAGGGAGGCCTGGTCTGTCGGGTAGATCCGGGAGACCTTGAGGCCGTTCGGGATGAACCCGGACGGGCGCGAGCTCTCGTCGGGGTAGCCGAGGACGAGCGAGTCGACGGTCCCGACGGTGAAGTCGTCGAGGAGGTCATGCACGGCGCGGTGACCGGAACTGATACCGGCGGGCTTGAGGAGGATCCCCGGCCCGGCCGCGTTCGTGTGCATGTTCGACGTGTCGACCGAGGAGTCGACCCGGTAACGGCCCGTGTACCAGACCGTCGCGCGCGAGGACTGCGCCGCCTCGTGCGCTTGCTGCAGCGCCGCGGAGTCGTCGGTGATGCCGTTACCGACGGCGCCGTAGGTCTCGGGGAAGACGAGTGCGCCGGTCGTGCCGCCTCCGCCGCCGGTGCCGTTCGCACCGCGGGGGATCGTGAAGTCGAGGACGACGGCGGTCTCGGTGCCGGAGTTGGTCACCTTCGCGAGCGAGCCCGCTGCGCCGGTCGTGACGGTGCCGACCGCGACGGTGGTCGAGCCGCCGCCGCCGGATCCGGCAGGACCTTGGGGGCCGACGGGACCGGCGGGACCCGCGGGGCCGGTCAGCCCGCGGTCACCGGTGGCGCCCTTCGGGCCGGTAGGGCCGTCGGCGCCGCGTGGGCCGGTGGGGCCGGCGGGGCCGCGCTCGCCGTCCGCACCCTTCGGGCCGGTGGGACCGCGGAGGTCCGCAATGGGGACGATGACAGTAGCCAAATGGTGTCCGTTCTAAGGAGGGGACTAGGAGGTGGGCCACGCGCCAGTAGCGGCAGCCAAGGAGGAGCGCGAGTCGTACTCAGCGACGCGCTCGTCGGCGACATCCGCGGCCCAGACGAGGAAGTCCTCGCCGGTCAGCGGGTGCGTCACGTAGACGGCAGAAGGGCCGCTCGAGCCGCGGCCGTAGCCAGCGGCGTCGACGGGCGGGGAGGAGAAGCCCGCGGTCGGCTCGACGAGCGGGCGCACGGTCGGGGAGGCGGCGTTCGTCAGTGCCCCGACGGCGTCCACGACTCCGCCGAGGGAGCCGGTCAGGCCGCCGACGAAGGCGTCGCCAATCGCCCCGCCGGAGTTGAGGATCTTCGTCCAGCCGGAGCCGGACAGAGGACCGCGCTTCGCGGGGGAGTTGGGGAAGAAGCCGGCCGCGAAGTCCATCACTCCGCCGACCGCATCGCCGACGGCGCCGATCATGCTGGTAATTCCGTTGATGAAGCCCTGGATCAGCGCCTTACCCGAGGACAGGAAGAGGCTGCCGAGGTCGCCGAGGGCGGACATCGCACGGCCGGGGAGGCTGCCGATGACGGACAGGGCGTTTCCGATGCCGGCGGTGATCGACGACGTGATGTTGTTCCACGCCGAGGAGACGAAGGAGCCGATCGCGTTCCAGGCGTTCGCCCAAATCCCGGAGATCGCGGCGAGGACCGCGGCGATGATCGACACCACGATGTTGATCGCACCCGTGACGAGCGAGACGATCACGTTCCAGACCCCGGAGAGGATCGAGAGCATGCCGGCCCAGACCTGGGACCAATTGCCGGTGATGATGCCGGTGACGACGTCGATGATTCCCTGGACGATCTGCATCGCCGCGGAGATCACGTCGACGATCACGCCGAAGACCGTCGTCACGACGGGGATCAGGGCTTGGATCACCGGCACGAGGACGCCGAGGAGGATCTCGACGACGGGCACGACGGCCGCGACGACGAGCGAGAAGGCCGACACGACGACGGGCAGCACCGCCGAGACGAGCTCGGTCAGGATCGGCACGAGAGCCGAGACGAGCGTCGTCACGAGCGGCAGCACGGCCGCGATGACCGAGCCGATCACGGGGATGATCGTCCCGAGCGCGGTCGTCACGGCGGTCAGCGCCATTCCGACGATCGGCAGCACCGCGGCGAGGACGCTCGAGAGGAGCGTCGCCAGGGTGCCGACGAGGGGCGTCACGACGGAGAGCGCCGTCCCGAGGAGCGGGCCAAGCTGCGCGGCAAGCTGCGCGACGAGGCCGGCGATCAGCGGGAGGACCGGGAGGAGCGCCTGGAAGACGAGACCGAGCGGCGAGAGCGACGTCACGAGCTCGAAGACCTGAGGGATCAGGGCACCGAAGCTCGAGGCGATCGGACCGAGGGCCGGAGCGACTACAGCGCCGATCTGTCCGAAGGTGGCGCCGATCTGCGCGCCGAAGCCCGCGAGCCAGGCACCGGTAGCGACGAGCGCGTCACGGAGTCGGAAGAGGAAGTCGACGGCCGAGGAGTCCTCCGCGAAGCCGAATGTCGCCGCGGCACCGGCGAAGTCGCCTTGCGAGAGGATCGACCAGACGCCGGCGACGCCCGCGACGACGCTCGAGAGGATCGGGAGCGCGGCTTGAGCACCTTCGCGGAGGCGGAAGAGGAAGTCGACGAGGCCCGAGTCCTCCTGGAGGCCGAAGGTCTTGGCAGCGCCCTTAAAGTCGCCGTTCGCGAGGATCGAGTAGACGCCGCCAATGCCGGTCACGAGCGTGTGCAGCCCTGCGACGGTGCCGTCGATCGCTGGCCCCATGACGCCGAGGAGGACGCTCGCACCCGCGGAGACCGCCGGCAGGAGCTCGGCGCCAATGCGCGCCTTGCCGTCCGCCCAGAGGGCATTTAGGACCTGCTGCTTGTGCGCGAGCGTGTCTGACTCACGGCCGAAGTTGCCGTGCGCGTCGGCCGTCTGCTCCATGATGAGCGCGAGGGTCGCCGCTTGCTTCGCCTCGTCGGAGAGCGTGCCGCCGACGGCCGCGAAGCCGAGCTCGGCGGCCTTGGCCTGGACCTTCGCCTCGTTCAGCGAGACGCCGTAGGCCTCGATCGGGTCGCGCTCGCCCTTGAGGGCGGACGAGAGCGCGGCGACCGCGTCCTTCGTCGTGCCGCCGAACATGGAGGAGAGGTCGGCGCCGAGCCCGATCAGCTCGTTGGTCTTCGGCGCGAGCTCGTCCATCGCCGTGCCGCCGTTTTTAAGCTGGGATCCGATGAGCGTCCCGAGCTCGTTGAACTCGTTCTTTGTCAGGCCTACGGCGGTCGCGGCGTCGCCCGCCCAGTCGTGCATCTGCCCGGCGGAGTCCTTGAAGACCGCGTCGATCGCACCGACGGACTGCTCGAGGGCGCCCGCTGCCTGGACGGCTCCGGCGGCGAAGTTGACGCCGAAGCCGACGCCGGCAGCGACCGCTCCAGCGGCGAGGATCGGGAGGGCGGCACCCTTCCAGGTAGCGCCGAAGCGCGCGCCGGCGGACTGCCCGACGGAGTCCATCGGGCCGGAGGTCTCGCCGCCGAGGAGCTTCGCGAAGCCCTTTGCCGAGGGGATGATCTGTAGGGTCGCGTGGCCGACACTGGACAAGGCGCCTCCTGGGGCGGTTCAGGCGCCCGGGCGCGGCTAGGAGCCCGTCCGCGCTCGCTGCGCTTCGAGGCGCTGGCGGAGGCTGCGGTAGCGGGCGGCCTTGCTCTCCGTGGGCCGGGCGGGGTGGGGCTTGCCGGTGAAGGCCTGGAAGAGGTCGGTCAGGAGGTACTCGGCGACGCTCCATCCGGCGCGCTCGGGGACCGCCTGGCGAGCGGTGGCTGACTCGGGCGGGAGGTTGCCGGCGAGGACCGACAGACGACGGAGGCTGAGCTCGCCGCGCCAGTAGTCCGCGAGGTCGACGCCGTAGAAGCGGAGGAGATCCGCTTCGAGGGAGTCGGTGTCACCGCGGAGCAGCGCGACGAGCGCGGTCAGTTTCCCCGGATGCCCGCCGCCTCGAGGGCCGTCTGGGCGAGACGAGCGGCGTCAGCGATCTTCGGCTTCGTCGCCTTGAAGGTCGCCAGGCTGTCGTCGCCGAGGACCTCGCGGAGGAAGGTCGCGATGCGGTTCTGCTCGAGCGAGTCGAGGGCGTCGAACGACCACTCCGAGGAGGGGAGGATCGAGTAGGACTGGCCGTCGAACTCGAAGGGGATCGGGGTGGCGGTGGCCTCGGCGGCTGCGGCGTTGGCGGGCTTGCGTGCGGTCATGGGGTTTCTCCTAGCGCGGGTCGGGGAAAGTGGTGCGCGGGTGAGGGGGAGACGAGAGGACGCCCCGCGCGGACGCCCTCTCGCCGGTCAGAGGGCCGTCAGCGTCAGGGCGTGACGGTGTCGGCGGGGTCGTTCTCGACGGTCTCGTAGAGGGTTCCGTCGGCCTCGGGGAAGATGAGCGCGGTCAGGTCGTAGACCGTGGGCTCCGTCTCGGAGTCCTTGATCTCGGCGACCTCGGTGATCTCGACCGTCTTGATCTGGCGGCGCTTCTTCCGGCTGCCCTCGCGGACCTCGAAGATGATCGCGACCGGGTCGGTCGTCGGGATCGCGATCGTCGACGTGATGACGCCGTTCGCGGCGACGCGCTCGGAACCGGGGTTCACGAGGCGGAAGGTCGCGGCGTTGTCCTCGAGGGCGACGAAGCGGAACGTCCGCTTGTGCTTGGACTTCGTCCGCTTGTAGAGCCCGCCGCCCCAGGCGTAGTGCTCTCCGGTCTCCTCCTCGCGAGCCTCGGTCAGGCCTTCCTCGCCGTCCAGGAGGCCCACGAGGGACCAGCCGGCGCCGGGAGCGGAGTCGAAGGTGGGGAAGGCGGTTCCGACGTCGGCGATCCAGACGTCGGCCTCGGCCCAGAGGGAGGTGTTTTTGGCGTCACCGGACATGTGCGGCCTTTCAGGTCAGGGTGACCGGCCGAAGCCGGGCGGTGATGGTGAGGGAGGAGAGCGGCTCGCCGGTGTCGGGGTCCGAGACGGGCCCGAGGCGGTAGCCGGGGGAAACGGCGCGGACCGTCGCGGTCGAGGCCGTCAGGAGGAGCGCCTCGCAGAGGTCGGCGATGCGCTCGCAGTAGCCCTCGTCGGGGTGCCAGACCTGGACGCGGACGGAGGCGGTGCCGTTGAGGCGAGCGTCTCGGCCGCGCGTGTCGGTGGAGACGCGGACGTAGGGGCGGGGGCTGCCGTCGGCGACGGGGAGGTCCTTCGTCGAGACGATGACGCCGACGAGGAAGGCCTCCTCGCGCGCGGCGAGTGCGGCGCGGAGGAAGTCGCGGATGGAGGGGCGCGGGTCAGAGAAGAGGACGGTCACCTGGAGCGCACCTCGAGACCCGCGGCACCGGCGGCCTTCGCGAGGACGCCGTACTTCGCCTCGAGCGGGAGACCCGCGGGATGGGCGAGCGAGACGCTCGCAGCGGCGCGGTCGGTCGTGTACTGCCCGACGCGCACGGGGACGGGGCCGTCGTGCGCCTCGACGTCGATCGAGGAGGCGACCGACTGCGCGAGCGAGTTGATCGCGGCAGCGACCGGGCCGCTCGAGAGCATGGCGCGCATGCCGCCGGAGTCGAGCTTGATATTCGCGAAGGCCACTACGACTCCTTCCTGCCGGCGAGGCGGGTCAGCTTCGCGGCGGTCACGGTGCCGACGGCGAGGCCCTGCGAGACGACGGGGTTGCCGTCGACGCGCCAGGTCTCGCCGTCGACCTCGATGCGGTCATCGCTCTTGACGTCGGCTCGGCCGGCGACGAAGAGGCGACGCTCGTCCTCGAGCAGCTGCCCGCTCTCCTCGCTCGACGCCGCCTGCACCGCAGCGCCACGGAGTCGGTCGCGCTGAGGTTGGGCCCACGACTCGACGGGGTCGCCGAGGGAGTCGGGGGTCACGGTGGGGCGGAGGCGGTAGATCACGGCGCGCGGGGTGACGGCGCTGAGGATCACGGGGCCTCCTCGAGGAAGAGATCGGCGTAGCTCACGAACGGGATCCAGTCGCCGGACGGTGGGCCGTCGGCTCGGATGCTCGGGACGAAGACGACGCCGTCGATGACGACGGGGTCCATGGGGCTCCTAGCTGTTCTCGAAGGCGCTCGGCGTCCGGATCGTGCCGACGAAGCCGCCGGAGCGGCCGGTCGCGGCGCGGTGGATCTGCGCGAGCTCGCGGCCGGTGAGGTAGGCGCCGGACGAGTCGGAGAGCGTGGCGGAGTGGTCGCCGAGCGACTCCTGAGACAGGCCCCGGGGGTTCTCGTACTCGCGGCGAGCGGCCTTGAGCACGACGAGGACGACGACGCTCGGCGCGTTCAGCGCCCAGGTGGCGGCGCGCGGCTCGGAGATCTCGGCGAGCGCGAGCGTGGTCGCGTCGAGGAGAGCGGCCTCCGCGCGGTCGAGGTCTTCGTCGGCGAGGGAGGAGACGGGAAGGCCGAGACGCTTCTCGAGCTCGCTCACGGGCGGGGGTAGAGGGCTGCCCATTCGGTCACCTCCTGCGGGACCGGGAGCGGGACGCCTCGGGCGGAGACGCCCCGCTCATCGGGTCAGGCTGCGGCGGTGTCCAGGTGGATCACGCCGCCGGCGGGAACCGCGGTGATGGTCGCGGTGCGGGTCGCGTAGTCGCGCTCGACCTTGTAGGTCGGCAGGAAGCCGACGCCCGAGAAGGTCGAGACGATCGACCGGTCCTGGGTGTACATCGCGTCGTAGTCGCGGAGGTAGCGCAGCGAGTAGCCGGCCTCCGAGACGGTGGCGCCGAAGCTCGCGCCCGCGGGGATGACGGGCGCGCGGGTGACGAGGGTCACGGCGTCGCGGTGGAAGGCGAGGATCTCGTCCTCGGGGACGCGCGTCGACTCGATGATCTGGAAGCCGCGGATCTTGCCGACGCCGGCCTCGCGGAGGGCGTCGGTAGAGCCGGACTCGCTGACGTCGGTGATCGCCTTCGCGTCGAGCAGCGCGGCGTAGACCTCGGTGCCGACTACGACCTGGAGGCCCGCCTGGGGCACACCGTTGTCGCGCAGGTACTTCCGGATCGCCGTGAAGTACGGCACCGGGTTGGCCTTGTCGAAGGTGCCGAGGTTGGTCTCGGGCACCGCGAGGAGGGCGGTCGCGATCTTGTGCTCGAGCGCGTCGACGATCGCCTCGGTCTGCGGTCGGAGGACCTGCGCGGCGAAGTCGGTCAGGTTCAGCGTCAGGTCCGCCTCCGAGAGGCCGACGGCGCTGTAGTCGTGCGACTTCGAGAGGTTGATCGTGGTCGACGTCTCGGTGATCGTGTCGAGGATGATCGGGTTGACCACGTCGGCCACGTCGCGCGTGCGCGCGATGAGGGTCGTCGGGTTCTTGACCTGGATCGGGCGCCCGCCGGTGCCCTCTCCGAGGAACTCGGCGACGTAGTTCCGCGAGACGAGCGCGGAGAGGACGGCGTCCTGCGAAACGAGGTTCGCGGCGACCGAGGCGACCTGGGGCGCCGTGTAGGTGAAGGTGTTCGGCATCTGTGGCCTTTCGGGTGTGGGTCCGGGAGGACGAGTTAGCGGACGGTGCGAACGGCCGCAGCGATGGCCGCGGGGTCGAACGGCTCAGCGGGGGCTCCGCCGTGTCCGGGGGTCAGTGAGGGGGTCGGCCGGCCGGGGACGACGGGATCCGTCGGCTCCTGGGGCTCGTCCTCGGTCGGTGCGGGTGCCTGAGACTTCCCGAGGGCGGCGAGGCGGGCGGCCTTCGCCTCGAGCTCCTCTTCCGTGTCGCCGGAGAGGAAGTCGGCGAGGCTCTCGTCGAGGCCGTGCTTCCGGACGACGCGCTCGACGAGGAGGTCGCGCTGGACTTTCGCCGCGTTGGTCTGGAGCGTGTCTCGCTCGGCCGTGACGGTGTCGCGCTCAGCGAGGGCGGAGTCGCGTTCGGTGGTCGCAGTCGTGAGCTCTTCGCTGAGCGACGTGACCCGCGCCTGGAGGGTCGTCTTATCGCTGCGGAGGCCCTCGACGAGCGCCCATGCGCGCTCCGCGTCGAAGTCGGCGCCCCACGGGGGAGTGCCGGCGGGGGTCTGAGCGGGCTCGGGGTTCTCGGGCATGTGTGTTCGTCCTCCTGGGACGGGAAGCGCCGGAGACCTGCTCCAGCGGATACGACAAAGGCCGCCCGGGGAGGACGGCCTGAGAGGGCTCGCGAAGGCGGGGCGCCGCGGCTATGCGGCGAGCGACCAGCGATTCGCGAGGGCTTTGGCTACGGACGACTCTGGGTCGGCGACCGCGCGGTCGTACCGCTGGCGCCAGGAGAGGCCGTCGTAGGGGGCTTGGAAAAGGCGCTCCATGGCGCGGGCGTCGTCGCTCCACCCGTCGCTCGGGTCGTTGCGGAAGACGGGTCGCGCAGAGCAGCCGCAGCCGTCGTGCGCGTCGAACTTGCCGGAGAGGCTGGAGTAGACCGGGCCGCGGCTGACGAGCATCGCGCAGAAGGAGCAGGGCTTCCCGTCGCTGACGCGGGCCCATCGCCGGGACGCGGGGTCGCTGTCGGTGAGGGCGATCAGGCGCTTGCGGGGAGCATCTAGGACGCGGCGCTTGGCGGCGGCGAGCATGGCTGCTCGGGCGAGGTCGAGGGCCTCAACCGGCGGCGTGCCGTTCGCGATCGCCGTCTTCGCCTTGGCGACGCTCGTCGCGTGCAGCGCGGCGCGGTTGGCGCGCGACTGGCCGGGCTGCTCGGCGACGGTGGGGAGGTCGTCGAGGTAGCCGGAGTAGGCGCGGACGGCCTCGTAGTACTGCTGGGCCGAGAGCTCGCCGCGGGAGCGGGACGCCTTGATGAGCGCGTCCGCTCCGGCGGCGAAGCGCTGGAACGAGCCTTCGATGTCGGCCGGGTCCATCGTGCGGCGCCAGAGCGCGTCGAGGAGGACCTGGAGTTGCTCGACGTCGCGCACCTGGCGGGCCATGTGGTCGCGCGCCATGAGCTCGAGGCCCAGGTCACGCGCCACTAGGCGGCGACCAGGGGCTCGGCGGTTGCAGCGGCCAGCGTCGCCGAGGCGGTCTCGGCCTGGCGGACGGAGTCGGCGGCGAGGATCGCGAGCGGGTCGGCCGGCTTGAGAGCCTTCCAGCGCTCGACGTCCTGGTCGGTGACGCCGGGCACGCGCTCCCAGAGCGCCTCGACGGGCACGGAGAGCATCTGCGCCATCTTGCCGAGGGCGTCGACGGTCTGCGCGAGCGAGCGGGCCTCGGTGTCGCGCCAGCGGACCTCGGCGGACATATCAGCGGCGCCGGCGCGGTCGCCGGCGGCGAGGGCCGCGAGGCGGAAGCCGGACTCCCACGACTCGCCGAAGATGGTCTCGTACTCGGCGATCTTGCGCTGAGTCGCCGCCTCCATCTGCGCGAGAGCGTCGGCGGAGACGTTGACGAGCTCGCCGGTGAGGATGTTGGGGGAGACCTGCGCGACGGCCGCCAGGGTGCGGACGGTTGAGTCGTAGAGGGCGGCGTGGCCGGACATTTCGGTCTGAGCGAAGTCGCCGAACTTGGCGTCGGAGTCCTCGGCGACCCAGAGGCGGTCGATCGCCGCTTGGAAGGGCTCGAGCGGGTTCCCGTCCTCGTCCTCCGGGATCGCCAGCCCGGTTGCCCAGCGCTGGCGGAAGGAGGCGTACTGCATCGCGATCAGGGTCGCGAAGACCACCTCGTTAACGCGGTCCTGGAGCGTGATGACCGGCGTGATGATCCCGACCGCCTCGTCGTCCAGGCGGTCGCGGAAGCGCACGAACGGCGTCACGCCGAGCGGGTGCTCGTCTGTGGAAGAGAGGCGCCAACCGCCGCCGTCCTTGGGCTGCGCGAAGGTGTAGCGCGCCGCCTTGTCGAAGAGCTCGACGAGGCGCGTCCCGTCCGGCGTGGTGCCGAGGCGCCGGTAGGCGAGCTCGGGGTAGTCGTCGTCCTCGTCGCGGTACCACGCCGTGGAGCGCAGCGGCGACAGCGGGCGGAAGTAGGGGACGCGCTTCTCCTGGACGGAGCCGGGGAGGACGAGGGCGTAGCTGGCGCCGTACTCGAGCGCGCCGCGGTGTGCGGTGGTCTGCCGGGCGTCGAGGCCGTTCGCCTGCCAGGAGGCCCATGCAGAGGAGTTGTCGCTGGCCTTAGCCGGACGGTAGCCGTCGCAGAAGAGGCCCTTGGAGTACGTGTCGGAGAGCAGCGGCAGCCAGTTGGTGATCGCTCGCTCGGCGAGGTGCTTGTACTCCTTCTTGGCACCCTTCGGCATGTAGGGCATGTCGTGGTCACCGCGGAGATAGCGGCGGACACGGCCGAGGCGACCCGTGGGGAGGAGGTCGGCCTCGAATTCGCCGTCGAGGCGCTCGAGGAGCGCGGCGTCAGGGGTCGCCAATGAGGCCTCCAGGGGTCAGGGGTGGATCAGAAGCCGGCGACTCGCCCCGTGGGCTTGCGGCGCTTCTTGAGGCCGCCTTCCGCGAGGACGCGGGTGCGGGCCATGCGGGCGAGGACGAGGGAGGCGAGCGCGTCAACCTTCTTCGGCGACTCGCGCGTCTCCTTGCCGAAGCCGACGCCCCAGCGGTTCGGGCGGCGACGGGCGTTGAGGACGTGGCGGGTAAGGAACTCGTGTGCGGCGGCGCCGGTGAACGGGCCCGCGAGGAGCTCGTGAGCGGCCCAGGGGAGCTCGCCATCGGTGATCGCGCGGTGCGTGGCCTCGACCGCTCGAGTGATGTCGAGCGAGTGGCCGCGCATGTCGAAGCCGACCGCGTGGCGAGCCGTGGCCTTGACGAGCAGCTGCTCGGCGTAGGCGTCGCGCCAGGCGTCGACGTCCGTCTCCCAGTAGGCGACGTCCGAGAAGAAGGCGACGACGTCGAGGACCGAGAAGGCGTACTCGACGGCGCTGCGGACCTGCTCCTTCGGGACTTCCCAGCCCTGCCCCTTCGGGCCTTCGGGCTTCTCCCAGATGCCCAGGAGGAAGGAGGCGCCGTCGTCGACGCGGACCGCCACGAGAGCGGTCGAGTCGTCGGTGAGCGAGCCGTCGAAGCCGAGGGTCACGACGTCGCCCTTGTGGCGGCGGTCGCCGGGCTTGCCGAGGAGGAGCGGCGCGAGGCCGTCGACCTCGTTCTTCGCCCATTCGGCGGGGGCGACCCAGGAGTCGGCGGCGGCGACGATCTGATTCAGGTAGAAGCGGCGGGCCTCTTCGGGCGGGGTGTCGGGGTCGTAGACCTCGGAGCGGATCCGCTCGAGGTCGACCCAGGTCGCATCGCCGTACGCGAGGCGCAGGCCCTCGAGGACCGCGTCGGGGTCGGAGAGGTCGAGGTCGGCGGGGGCCTCGCGGGAGTCGTAGAGGATGCCGTCGGCGCGGGTGCGGCCTTCGACGATCGCGCGCCAGGCGAGGTAGGACGCCTCGGCGACTGACTCCTGGCCGGGCTCGTGCGCGTTCGTGGTCTCGACCACGCGGGCCGAGCCGTCGCGAGACTTCGCCAGGTTGCGCCGGACGACGCGGGCGAGCTTCGAGCCGCCGTTGGTTTTCGACCAGTGGTGCGTCTCGTCCATGATCGCAAACGAGGGGCGAGCGCCCTCCTGGGTGGCGGCGTTGGCCGTCACGGGAACGATCTTCCCGCCGCCGGGGAGCAGGATGCGGGTCATGCCGACGTCGAGGCCGTAGTCGTCGACGAGGAGCGAGGCCTCGGACATCGCGCGGATGGCGGCGAAGGTGTTTTGCGTCTGCGTCTCGGAGACGCCGGCGATGACGACCCAGGGCATCGGGTGGGGGATGGCGATCGGCTCGCCGTCCTCGCGCCAGCCCCCGAAGCGGACGGGGCCGCAGAGCTCGGCGAGGGCGAGGGCGCCGAGGAACGTGGACTTGCCCCAGCCCTTCGCACGGCGGAGGACGCCTCGGCGGTAGCGGAAGCGTCCGCCGGCGTCGATGGCGTACCACCAGAGGACGAAATTCAGCTGCTCGCGTGTGAAGCGGAACGGCTCGCCGGCCTCGTCGCCGTCAGGCTGGAGGAGGTAGCTCTCGCTCCAGGCGATGACGTCCCATCCGAGCGTGCGGATGGAGTCGTCTTCGGGGAAGTCGGGGACGGAGACGACGGCGGACTTCTTCGCCATGCGGCCTCCTAGGTGTCGCCGCGGAGCCTCGCCTTCGCGTCAGCGCGGGAGACCGCGTGAAGCGGCGTGATCGTGGCGTCGGGCCCGTCGGTGGACGGGCGCTCGACGTAGATCCGCGCGCGGAGCCGGTCGCCGTAGAGGGCGCCGAGCCTCTCCTCGTTGAGGCGGATCTCCGAGAGCGCTGCGGCTCCCGGCTTGCGGTAGTAGGCCTCGACGAGGGGCGCCATGAGGACGAGCCGCGCCCAGTCGGTCGACTCGAAGAGGGCCGCCTGAGGGGCGCGACGCCAGCCGGTGAACCATGCGACGGTGTCGTCGCTCCAGGGGCCGCCGGAGAGCTCCGGGCCGCGGAGGAGGCCGTCGTCCTGGACGGTGACGGCGTCAGCCTGGCGGCGCTTCGTGTCGCGCTCGCGCTGGTGCTGCTGCTGCGGCAGGGGTCCGGGCACGGCGGCCTCCCTTCGGGTCTACGTGTGGGGGAATTGGTATGCTCGACGGCGTGCAAGGGAAGATCGCGAGGCGCTCGACTGTCCGCGTCGCCATCGGGTCTCTGATTGCCGCGGCGCTGGTCTTCTGCGCATGGCCGAATGGCCCCGTGCGGGAGGCGGCTCACGCCTACCGGACCTCGTTCGTCTGCTGGGAGCCGAGCGCAAAGCCAGATCAGGTGCGAACTGTCGCACTCGGTGACTCGATCACCGCGGGCGAGCACCGGGACATGCTGTTAGCAAATTCGTCCACGTCCTACTTCGACGTCGCAACGTGCGACCGCGACAGCCCGATCGGATTCGCGGCAAACGCGGGCGTCTGGCAGAACACGACCGCGCAGATGCTCGAGCGCCTCGACAGCGACGTTGTCTCGCGCTCACCCGAGCTTGTCCTCGTGCTCGGCGGGACGAACGACATCCGCCTTGGACAGGGCGACCGCACCGTCGAGAACCTCGCGGCGATCCGTCAGCGTCTCGACGCCGAAGGCATCGCCGCCATGTTCGCGCTCGTGCCGCCCTCTGACGAGTTCCCCGCCGAGACGGACGCGCTGAATGACGCCATCGCGGCGTGGGCCGCCGCGGAGGACGTGCCGCTCCTCGACTTCCACAGCCCGCTCGCGGACGCGGACGGCACCTACCGGGAAGGGCAGTCAATCGACGGGATCCACCCCTCAGAGGCCGCGGCCGGCGTGCTGGCTGCTGTCGCAGAGAGCGCGGTCCGCGGCGGTCCGCTACACAGCCCGTAGCTGCATCATCGGCGCCGTCGTGCTGTAGATGCTGCTCGAAATGGTTACGGGCAAAGGCCCGTCGGGTACAGCGTTGAGGATGTATGCGTTCGATGCGGGCACCGCGAACCAGAGGTCACCTGTGACGAGCGGGTCCGCGCCGGTGCCTGATATGAACAGCGGCGGAGTGGCTGGAGCGCCTTGGCTGACGATGGACATGAAGTACCGGCCGGGCTGCAGCGTCAGCGGGGACGGCAGGTCGTTGTAAGTGATTCCGTAGGATGGAGCCTTGGCCCCAATCTCCGTGACCAATGTCGCGGGCCTCCCCGTGGCGTCGGCGATGTAGATCGCGGTGCGCACGATGCCTTCCGCCGAACCGGCGTTGGTGCAGTTCACGGCGAGTCGATCGACGCGGACGGGCGCATCCGAGACGTGGAACGGGACGAAGTACAGCCGTGACGTCGTGAGCGCCGCCCCCGCCGCCGCCGAGTATATTTTCTTTGGGAAGTACGACGACAAATAATTCTTCGGCGAGTTGGTGCTGCCACCGAAGAGGTCCGGGCGTACTCCGGCTTCCATGGCGATGTGACCGCTGTCAGTAGGGTGGATGCCGTCCCCATAAAAGGGCGCCTTCCATGTTCCCGTGACCCCGTCCTCGACAAGAGCGGCAAGGTCGAGGATGCCCGCGAACGGGTGGGCACCCTGCCCCGCAAGGAGCGCGCCCGCGGTCCCGACCGCGACGGCCTGTAGCGTGATCGCGTCGACGGGCGCCCCAGCCCGACACCAAGCGTTGAACGTCTGCCGCGCGGCGAGGCCGGATGGAACCTGCGCCCCGACTGTGCCCGACGACCGAGGAGTCGTGGTGGTGCGCCACACCCGCTTGACGCCGTTGGCGCGGAGTGCCCGGGCCTGGGCGAGCGAGTCGGCCTGAACCTGAGCCGCCGTCCTAGAGTTCGAGAAGTCATTCGTCGCGAGCTCCAGGATCGCGTCAGTGGTGAGCGACCCGGCGAGCGACAGTTCGAGGGGGGTAGGGCTGTTGTTCGCCTGGTAGAGGGTGCTGCCACTGCGCGAGAACTGCACGTACGGAACTCGGCCGTTCCGAAGCGCGTCAAGGACGAATGACCGCTGGTAGGCCGCCTGTCCTGCTCCCGCTCCGAATCCGATGCTGTCGGCCACGATCGCGACTGCCCGTGCAGGAACGGTGGCGCGTGCCCTGATCGCGGTCGGCGAGTAGGCGTAGAACGCTCCCGTGCTCGGCGTTCCGGTGATCCCGGCGCCGGTCGCAGTCGCGTTCGACCCGTAGACGCGGCCGATGCCATCCGCGACTACCGCCGCATTCGTGATCAGGTACCCCGACCGCCACCCGTTCGGGACCGGCGTCGAGACGTACGTGAGGGCGTAGATGCTCGTGCCCCTCACAAGCGTAAGGTTCTCGATCGGATCAGTCTCAACGGCCTGCCCTGCCGCGAGGGTCCACGTCAGGGATCCGCCGACGCGAGCTCGATAGATCACGCCGTCGGCGCCGATCAAGGATGCCGACATGGTGTACGGCAGTGGTGATCCAGCGCCGGCGCCAGGGGCAAGCGGCAGGTCGCTACTGTTCGTGAAGACCAGCGTTGGTCGAGTTGCGTCCGTGAAGACCTGATGCTTCGTCTTGTACGTCGCCGAGGTCTCCGCAGTGGCGAGCAAATCGGAGTTGTGGTGGTAGGTGCCACCGTCCGTGACCACGGTGAGGAAGCCACCCCGGAGGTCGGCCGATTGGTCGGCCTTCGTCGCGAGGTCGGCTTCGAGCTTCTCGGGCGGTACCCCTCCGCCTTGCTCGGCGGCGCGTTCGGCACGCTCAGCAGCGGCGAGGGTGTCGCGGTAAACCTGCTCGTTGACGATGAAGCGCTCGCCGGGCGCCGGCAGTAGAGGGGCGTGGGCGGGAAGCTCAAGAGGGGACTCGAAGGTGTGGGCAGCGGTGACGAGGACTTCGAAGGTCGGAACGCTGACGCCGACGAAGCGGAAGGTCACCTCGTAGCGGCCGGCAACGAGCCAGACGCCGGAGGCTCCGGCCTCGTCGAGGAGGTCGCCGGTGTTCGGGTCGATGGTCGCGTCGACAAGAAGGGGGACGACGGCGGTCGAGACGGGCTCAGAGGCGACAAAGGCGCCGCCCAGCCAACGGAAGCGGACGGTCCCACTCGCGGCGCGCACGTCGGGCACCCGGTTGGCGTCTGAAATGGTGTCGCCGGCGGCGAGAACGTAGCGGCCTCGAACGTAGCCGTAGGTCAGGTCGGACGGAGCGGTCGGCAAGGGGCGCCTCCTGGGGCGTTTACACGGCCTCGGAGGGCGGTCGAGGCGGGACGGTCTATTTGTTGAAACCCCGGAACCCGCGCGCACAGAGAGGCGCTATGCCGCTTCGGGGAGGAATACGGGTGTGGGGAGGGGGTCCTCCCCCAGGGGGTCACTCGACTTGAAGTCAAGCAACTCCCAGGTTTCGCCCAGCTAGAGGGCGCCGGGGTGGGCCTCGGGGCGCCGGTAGCGGGACACCGCAGGCCGTCGAGCAGCTGCCCCCTCGGCGCTGCTCTTGCGTCCGTGATGCCAGACGCACAGCGCTTGCAGGTTGTCGAGCGAGTGGTCATCGCCGGGCTCGATGTGGTCGCACTGGTTGGCCGGTGCCTCGCACTTCGCGCCGGTCGAGTCGCGGGCCTGGCACTTGTACCCGTCGCGGCGGAGGACGCGGATGCGGCGGGTGCTCCAGTCGGAGGGGAGCCGGGCCTTCCGGTCGCTCGTCTGCCAGGGCATGCGACCTCTTCCGGGAACGACAAAACCCCCGGCCTCACCTCGACGACGAGGGGCCAGGGGCTAGGGACCTAGGGGGTGGGCGACGCCACGGCCGAGCTAGGTCGGTAGGGGGTGAGTAGGGGGCCCTCGTACCGCTCGGGGGCGGGGTTACGACAGCACGACCCGAGGGCGAACCGTGCGCAGCGCGGGCGTCGCTGTGTGAGGGCGACAGCCCGTTGCATACCCTCGAGGAGTCGAACCTCGGGCACGCGGTTTTGGAGACCGCTGCTCTGCCGCTGAGCTAAGGGCATAGGTGTGGGCCGTCCCCAGTCCCGGTCGTCCGGCCGGGAGGCTGAGGCTGTGACCGCTGACCCGACGTGTCGGAGCGGTGCCCACGCTGGCGCGCCAGGGATCGAACCTGGAGCCTCCCGGTTAACGGCCGGGCGCTCTGCCTGTTGAGCTACATGCCAAGGCGAGGAGGGCCCCGCCGCTCGCCGACAAGCGCGCGAAGTGGTCAGGGCTTCCCCCTCTACTAGAGGAGAGGGCCACGCTGCCCACGAACCTGAGAGCCGCCCCGCCGAGACCCGCGTCGTTCTGCGGATCTTGACGAGGCGGCTGCTGCGGCTGTCAGGGTACTGTCAGGAAGCGGCGCTCAGAGAGTCACTGTCGCCGCGTCGAAGAGGACCTCGACGTCGGAGAGGTCGGCCTCGGCGTGCCAGTTGTTGTCGGCCGCCCACGGGAGGCTGTCGTCGTCCGCGAGGACGAGCACCCGGCGCTCGCCCGCCACGGTGGCGACGATCGCCGAGCCGAACTTCGTCGGCAGCTTGACCGGGGGCTTCACGACGACGGGCTCGGTCGTCGTGATCGTGCGCGAGACGAGCGCGACGTTGCGCAGCCAGGGGTCCGCGTTCGTCTCCGCCACGGCGGCGTGCAGGGCGTCGACGTCGGAAGCGTCGATGTAGCCGGTCGCGCCGACGTAGATCTTGCCGGGCTCGGCCGAGGAGTGCCCGGGCCAGCGCCTCTCGCGGGTCCCGCCGACAAAGCGGACGCCGTACTCGGTGCGGGTGGTCGTGGTCATCGCGGGGGTCCTTTCGGGGCCGGTGAAGTAGGCGTCGCGACGCGCGGCGAGCGAGGCGGGGGTGACGGTGATGTGCTGGTACGGGGTGACGGGCTCGAGGCCGTAGCCGAGGACCTCGCGGTAGCGAGGGAGGGACGACGAGAGGCCGCGGGGCGGCTCGTAAGGCGCCAGCCCCCGGCAGCACCCGAGGCGGGCGCAGTACGCGGTACGGCCGCTCACGAGAAGCACCGGAAGTCGCCGCACGAGCACCGCGCGAGGCTGACACTCAGCCGGGCGGACGCCTCGGGGTCGAAGGCCCAGCGGTGGGCGTGGGCGAAGGGGCGGACAGTGACGGTCACGAGGAGGCCTCCTTGGTCGGGGTCGGCCCGCGGAGGGCCTCGGAGAGGTGGGCAGCGAAGGCGTCGCGGTCGGGCCGGCCGAAGGGCTCAGCCGCGAGACGGGCGCCGCACATGCACCCGTAGTCGACGCCGCAATCGGAGTCGTAGACGTGGGCGTGAAGGGCGAGGACCGCGGCGATGTGCTCGCGCTGCGCGACTCCGCCGCGGAGGGGGCGCTGGCTCATCGGTGGGCCTTCCTGCGCTCGGCGAGGGCGAAGCGCACGCGGTACGCCGCGACGAGGTAGAGGGTGACGAGGACGGCCCAGACGAGCCGGACGGCGAGGTAGGCGGCGCCGAGGATCAGAACGACCCAGAGGAGCGCCACGACGAGGGTCAGCGGGTCGCCCATCACACCGCCTCCGGCATCCGGTCGTCGTGGTCGGACGAGGGCCAGAGCGCAAGCTGGCCCGCGAAGTCGCTCGCGGCCTCCTCGTCCTCCTGCTCGGACGACGGGTCGGGGATCCCGGGCACCGCGTCGGCGATGGCGTCGACGGCGTCGCGGTAGCTCTGCTCGACCCGGATCGTGTCCAGGAACGTCGCCAGGTGCGGGCCTAACGCTCGCCAGGCCTCGAGCGAGTCGGGGTTGTCCTGGAGCACGAGCGGGGCCGGCGCGGTGCCGGCGCGGAGGGCGGTCAGGTAGACGTCGACCGGGGCGGTCGGGACGATCGGCTGCGGTTCGGGCTTGGGCTCGAGGGTGCTCACGGGTGGTCCTTTCGGAAGAGGGCGACGAGGGCGTCGGCGATGAGGCAGGAGAGGATGACGGTCGCGATCACGAGGGCAGCCTCGAGCGGGAGGGAGTCGGGCGGGGTCATCGGAGCGCCTCCGGCAGGTCCTCGACGAGCGTCGACGTCGTCTCGCCGTCCGCCGTCGTGACGAACCGGCCGACGACGGGGATCGTCACGGTCAGCGGCTCGGGCAGCATCGCGGCGATGCCGACGACGAGGTCGCGGGCCGCGGGGTAGCCGCCGGAGTGGTTGCGGCTCATCGCGAGGACGAGGGTGCGGAGCCCGGCGATGTACTGGGCGTAGGCCTCGGCCTGGAGGGCCGCGTAGCGCTCGCCCGCGAAGACGGTCGGGCCGGCGAGCGGGTGCGAGGCCTTGGCGAGGAAGTCGTCGACCGTCGAGGGGCGTTCGGTGAGGGTGTGAAGCACGAGGGCTCCTTCCGTGTTTGGTGTCGAAGGAGGAGAGGGCCAGGGCCGGAAGGGGTGCTCAGAATTGCTAGACAAAGTTCTGAGGCCCCCGCCCGCGATGGGTGAGGGCCTCAGTGGTGGGGGGTGATCGGGCGTTAGACGGGCTTCCAGGGGCCGGCCGACTCCTCGACTCGGGTCTCGACCGTGACGTCGCGCCGGGTGTACGACGCCCGCTCCCGGGTCGCCGCGCCGCGGGCGATGGGTGCCGTCGCGTACGGACCGAGGAAGTGCGTCGCAGTCGACGCCGGGCGGTCCTTCGTCTCGGCCCAGCGCAGCGTCAGGGCGACGCGGTAGGCGGGGCCGTCAGGGGTGCGGCGGCTCACGAGAGGTACTCCTTC